CTGCGTTCCAAAAGAGGCCGCTACAGTGTTTTGTGTATTCGTAGACAATATTCTAATGGCCTCATTCATGATTTCATTAAGCTGAGGCTCTTTCCAATCTAAATCTGTACCAGCTGATTTGCTAGGCTTAGTTGGTCTTTTTAAAATATCAAGAGTAACGTCTGAAGTAATTGTAGAAGGAGAAACTTCAGCAGAAATAGAAACACCAGTATCATAGCTGGTGACTTGAAGAATGGGGAAGGCTTCAGATATTCTGTGAATTCTGCTGGTATTTCTGTAGTAGAACTCTTCTTCTGTAACAATCGGAATATCTTGTTTTTCGCTGTCTTCATTTGTAAATGAGGCGGATATAATTGCCATCGTCTCTAAAAAATTTCCTCCTGTATAGCTTAGGGTTCCTGACGATGGGGTGGATGTAATACGCGCTTTGAATGGCGTAAGTGCTTCATTTATAACACTTGTCATTCCATAGCTAACTGGAGCTACTGGTCTTCCTGGTTGAAATTGTCTAGTATTTCCTAGATAATGTCTAAAGATGGTCATCTGTGCTCTATCAAGAGCCATGTCTATTTCAGAGTCAGAGACAAACCCTCCTTGCTCTTTGTCTAAAATAAACAGGATGTATTCATGAATCTCGCTAATAGTCACAGTATGCGTATTTTATTAGACAAATATACCAAAAAAAAGAAAGGGGCTACATTTCTGAAGCCCCAACCTAAACGTAAGTTAAACTTACTATTCCACTACTTCAGCAGCAGGGGTTTCTCCAGGCATAAACTCACCGCTTTCCAAATCTACGGAGCCGTCTCCATATTCTGCTTGGATAGCATCTGTTGCTTCCTTTAGTTTCTGCTGTTGCTCCTTGTGAGCCTCTAGGAGGACTTCTTTACGGAGTTCAGCGAGTGCGATGGCACCCAACTCAAGTTGGATGGCTTGCATTGTTTGGCGTGCCTCATTTACGGGGGCAAGCAGCTCTTCTTTGACCTTAGCCATGTGAATTAAAATTAGAGATTAGAAAAAAAATATTACTCCTCAATAGGAGCTTCGGCAATAGGAGTTTCAACAACTGCGCCAATCGTCTTGGTGACAGACTTAGGTGCAATTTTGTCAGCAATCTGAGAGTCAACTGACGCTTGCAGTTCGGCAACACGGTCAGCTCCCATCTCAGTCTCTACCCATCCAACAACATCATCGTGGGTGAGGTCTTCAAAAGCGACAAATGTTTCAGCATCAATCGTCTCTACAGATATTGTCTGAGTACCGATAACAGTAGCGGAGTGTTCGCCTGACTCGTCCGTACCGGTCAAGCGCCAGTGTACGTTGTATACGACATCAGAGAATGAATCTTGCGTGGGGTAGGTGTCTACCGTCTTGCAGTCCCATGAATAGGTGTTAGCCATTTTTACTTCTTTTTAGAGTTACAAATATATGGATTTTCTTTATGTATCCCAACGATGCAGAGTTGGAACTCCTCCATAGACATTTCTATAAGAGGAACTCCTGATTCTTTAATCTCCCTGCGTAGTTCAGGCGTTAGTGGTTTCATTATCATCCCGCTGTATACATAGGTATTACATAGTCTGTTGTTCCTACACGAACAGCCAACCAAGCATCTGGTTCGGCAAGTATGGTTGCGGATTCGGAAACAGTTCCGTGGGCGTTTGCAATTGCATTTGCGTCTAAACCTGCTGTAGATGGAGCAGACCCAGTTTGAGCCAACTTAATACCCGCATAGTTGGCGTTGCTAATATTAAGGTAGTTGGAAGAGTCCACATACATCGCATTACGTGAGGTGCCTGTAGTATCATCAAAGCGTAGCGAATTACCGGCAGCATTGCCTCGGATAGCGATAGCGCCACCAGACACATCAATTCTATATGAGGGAGACGTTGTTCCGATACCTACATTACCCGATGAGTCAATACGCATTCTTTCGGAACCGTTTGTATAAAACGATGTAATTCCGTGGGTGTAGTTTTCGTTATTTTTCTGACCGGGTAGTTGACCAATCTTTAAAACTCCTCCTCCTGCTCCAGTTGTTCCAGGAGTGTAATTTATTTCTACTTGTCTATCCCAGTCCCAAGAAGCAGACAAAACAATGGATGGGTTGTTGTTTCCAATCATCCATAAATGACCGTCATCGTAGCCAAGTAAATCAAAGGTGTTATACCTAACTTTCTCATATCCTTGAGTAAGTTTTGCAGAAACAACATCGCTACCTGCTGCACCCACTTCAAATTTGTACGCTGGATTAGTAGCGCCTATACCTACATTACCATTAGAACGCTTGATTGTTACAACTTCGCTTAGGTAAGAGCCATTGTCTGAATAGTTTGCAATTCTTAGGTCGCTTCCTGCGTCACTTCCGCCCTCGGCACCATTTATGTAGGCATACCATCTACTTGATGAATTCGTTAAAAGACGAACACCCCTGTAGGAGTCCGTGGTTCCGTCTAAGTAGGCACTGCCAATTACGGTAGTATCACCATTAAGATATGAACCACCAACAACGTGTAGAGTCGCTGATGGACTATCGGTTCCAATACCAAGTCTTGCCGAACCGCCATCACTAACCAATTGCATTGGATAAGTGGTCTGGTCTCCACTGTGGTATAGTCTTCCCCACTTAATTCGTGAGCCAGGACTGTTGTGTTCAAATACAATTTGACCTACTATGTTGCCTGAAGCAGCTCCGTGGGTAGCTGTAATAGCGTGTCCTTCACCGCCTGCCCAGCCACCATGCATATCAATATCTCGGTATGTTGTGGCTGTTCCTTGCCCAGCAGATACTTGTAAAGCTGCAAAAGTTTGTTGATATGTATTATCTCCTATTCTAGCATTTCCGACTACATCAAGTTTCCAACCTGCACTAGTGGTGCCAATACCTACGTTACCAGCTGCTGTAAGGTGCAGTATGTTGTTTACTGAATTTGAATGGAATGCGTGAGCTCCAGCATTATAATAATTAAAAGCTCCAGTACCACCATAATTAGTAAATCCAGCACTTGCTTTGAAAATATACGCTCCACCAACTCCGTTGGCTGTAAATTCCATTTCAGAATATCCAGCTACAGTGTCACTTTGTAAACCCAAAAGAGTTCCGTTGCCAGATACAGTTAGTTTTCTATTTGGACTAGCAGTACCAATACCTACGTTACCGTTTGTGTGTACTCGCATTTTTTCAACCGAGTTGATTTCAAACGTAATGGGTCTTGTATCAGCGTTGGTGTTTAATTTAATACCTGTACTTAACGCTGTGATTACGTTAGTAATTAATCCGTTGGTAGAATCTTCTGTTCTAAAGTAACTATTGGTGTTAACAGGTCCGTTTACATCTAATTTAAAAGCTGGACTAGTAGTACCAATGCCTACGTTGCCTCCGTTTTGTATCCAAAGAGGTGTTTCTCCAGTTGTTACATTGTAAAGTCCGAATCCTGGAGTTCCATAATTGCCATTAAATAAGTAAAAAGAATTTGCTGTAGATGCGGTCTCCCATCTTATTCCATTTTGTGTTGTTCCTCCTCCAATTGATATTTTAGTAGAAACAGCATCGCGTATAGTTAACTTTTCATCCGCACTCGTAGTGCCAATACCTACGTTGCCTGATGCGTCAATAGCATATCTATATGATGATGCTGTTCTATCGTAGAAATAGAATTTACCATCATTACCACCAATCATATCGTAAGCACGACCACTTCCACTCGTTGAGTAGAATTTAATCCTAGCTTCACCTTGGTCAGACAAAATAGTTCCTGTTACGTGCAGTTTCTCACTAGGACTCGTAGTACCAATACCTACATTATCAATAGCGTGTACAACGCCCAATGCTGGAGTGACAGTTGCAAATCGACCAACCTCGGCATTGTAGTTCTGCGATATCTCCTGTGGATTAAGCTGCCTGTCGTATGTGCGGGCAACCGCTATCCAACCATTAAAGGTCTCGGTACTACTATCGCCACCAATCCATAATGGGAATGTACCAGTACGCATAGAGTATGAACCTCCATTTGACCAGTCGTATCCATCTGCAACCCTATAGCCATTTACATAAACATCAAGGTCTGAGTTGCCATTAAACGAAAACGCAATGTGATACCATCTGCCTGCCGATGCGGTGTAAAAGTTTTCTGATGCAGGATAAGCACGAAGCTGACCACTATTGAATCCAAGTAGCGGTCTTTCGGTTCCTGAATCAAAGACAGTATCCCAACCGCTAAAAGAAGCACCATATACCCAAGCCTCGTAGGTAACACCACCGTCTCCTATATAAAAGTCGTTTACATTGATGTGGTCATTGTTATCGTCAAAATAGAACGCACCAATGCCGTCCTTGTATTCAAAGTTTGCGCCTCCAGTAATGCTAATTATTTTGTTTGCTGCACTAAGGTCTATGGGGACCTCCGTGGCTGATGTACCGCTGTGGCAAGCCTTATCGTTGAAGTCAAGATATACGGTAAGTCCGTTTCTTACAATGTTTGGGTTTCCAAGCTCACCACCTGAAATACGTCCAACTACTTGAAGTTTTCCCGAGGGACTAGTCGTACCAATACCTACGTTGCCTGCGCTGGTGATTACCATTCGTGGTACGGCTGGAGAATTTAATGCTATTGGATTTGTAAAGAATCTAATGTTACTTCCCCCATTTGTTCCATCTGGATACCCTGTAGAAACAATGTCAAAATATCTAGGGTATGGACCAAGTCCATCGCTGTTAGATACATAATAACTATTAAAAAAGTTTTGTCCAAGTCCTATACCTGACCCAGCTGTATAAGAAGATACCGGTGATGTTCCGCCACTTATTTGATTATTTAAAGATAACTGACCGTATGGATTTGTAGTACCAATACCTACGTTGCCACCGTTAAAGTAAGAGTCTCCAGTTGAGTATAACCTTACTTTTTCAGTACCGGTTTGGTCAAATACTGATGCCAATCCTCCCCCAATTCCAGTGGTAGCATAAACCCTAAATATACTAGACCCAGTTGTTGCAGATAGGACTCTAAAAATATCAACCCCATCACCAGTTGGTGATTTAACATCTAAACGAGAACCCGGATTATCAGTACCAATGCCTACGTTGCCCTCTTTTAATACTAGTACATTTGGGTATTGGTCGCCATCAACACCTCTTTTTAAGTTAAAAACAAAACTACCATAGTCAGATGGACTACTACCACTGCTGTCAATAGCAGTAAAATTTATTATTCCATCTGTGGTTTTGTATTCATAACCTCCAGTGGCAGTAATTCGCATACGCTCTGTAGCATTTCCACCAGTGTTAGCGCCAAATGTTAAATTGCCATAATATGAAAATAAAAATATATCATTAGTTCCTACGGGTCTATTTATAGCGCCAATTTGAGTTGCGCCTGCTCTTAGACTAATATAGTTTTGGTCTGAAGATGCGTGGGCATTGCTTACTACTAAAGTATAGTCTGTAGTGTTTTGAAAGAATCTTCCAGTTCCGCTAACATCAAGCTTAGCTCCCGGATTAGTGGTGTTAATACCTACGTTGCCAGAGGTTGGAAGAATTGTAAGAAAATCGCCACCTCCGTCTTGACTTATTCTATAGCTACCAGATACCCCTTGAGTAAACCAACGATAAGATGTAGTATTAAGAACAAGCTTTGGGTTTGATAAACCAGTTTCATCACTTCCTATTGAGACATTACCCTCAACTTGTAGTTTGTAAGCCGGACTCGTAGTACCAATACCTACGTTGCCACTAGCATAGATATTTCCTTCTTGTGGTAAAAACTGAATAGTTTTTGGAATGATTGACGGGGACCCCGGAGCCGTAGTTGTTCCTATTGTTGGCTGAGAAGTTGTTCTTCCGAATATCTCTGCTTCTATGTAGCGAGCTGTGTTGTAAGATGCGTGATATCCTTTTACTAATACATATAAATAAGCATCTCCAGCAGTATAAAAGTTTACGTCTGGCGTTGACGACGGCGGATAGTACGTAGAACCAGTGTTGAAGTCTGATGTTTTGTTTGTGCAAAAAACATTACTAAATGTAAGATATGGAGATGCAGGATAGAATGTTTTGTATGAAATCTGATACTCTTGATACGCACCGAAAGTAGCGTGGTCACCCTCCCACAGAACCCTTACTTTTATAGTGCCACCATTATTAGAGCTTACGTAGTCTTGAGGGACGTATATTCTAAACCAAGTTTCATCTGCCCCAGCACTGTAGGTTAGATACAGATTTGTCTTGTAGCTGTTAAGACCAGCACTTCCTATTACAGTATTTCCAGCAACTTGAAGTTTCTCTCTGGGACTAGTAGTACCAATACCTACGCTGCCACCATTGAAATAAGAATTACCATTTGACCTAATCAAAACAGTTGTAGTGGGGGTGCCATTAAGCAATCCAAAGTATGTGTCATCACCCTCAAGGTATGCGCTGTAGACACCATTGACAGCAAAGTGAATAGTACCACCAGACTTCAATACTGGATACTGACCATTGGTATATCCGGGCAGGTTTCCGCTTATTTCTAAATACGAGCCACTAGTGATACCAGCTACACGTACTCCATCGGTATCATTTACGATTACCCTTCCGTTGATATTTCTATCTTCTGCCATTGTTTGTGATTATAAGTAAGAAGTATTGATTGAAGCTCCAAGACACTCTACGTGTACCGCTGGAGAATAATATTGCGTTGATGAAGCTGCTCTGAAGGTAAATGTAATAGTGGAGCCACTATCGGCAGATGCCACAACATCAAGTCCATTTGTGCCTTCGTCTATCACCTTGGCAACATACCAAGTTCCTGCTGCGTTTTGGCAACTATAAACAACCTTTTGATAATGGCGTTGTCCACCATACATAGTAAAAGTAAACAAGGCTGAAGAACCGTTTCCGCCAGTTGTAAGACCAGCAACAGCGACACCTGTAGTGTCTAGTGAGGATGTGTTGCGGGTATATGAAATTTTACCTCCGGCAGTAATAGAACCAGAAACGTGCAACTTAGAGATTGGAGCTGTAGTACCGATACCTACGTTGCCAGATGAATCAATACGTAGACGTTCAATATTATTTGTATACGCAACAAAACTTGTTGCATTAGCTCCAACTCTTACGTGATAATCACTTGTACTGCCAGATGCTTCGAATCCTACTGTAGCGATTCCAGGAGATGTAGTAGAACACGTAAATGAAGCTACTACTTGGTCGTTAGATGAAACTGCATTAAATACCCTACCTGTACCAGATACTGATAGTCTATTAGAAGGACTTGTAGTTCCAATACCTACTCCAGTAGAGTCAATCCACATTATATCGGAACCAGCAACTCTAAACTTAGAATAATCAGATACTTTAAATTGTATGTTATTCCAATCTAAAGAGTCATTAGCCGAACCAAGATGCAAAGTTTGAGTACCATCGGTCCCTCTAGGTCTTAGATAATTTGTACCTCTTTCAAATTCAACACCATATCCAGTTATGTAAGTAGAGCCGTCTGTGTCATTATAGTCTACTCTAATCTCTCCTTTTGAATGAACTTTAGCACTAGGACTCGTAGTACCAATACCTACGTTGCCCGATGCGTTAATCCGCATACGTTCTGTAGAGGAAGTTCCAAAAGCCAGAATACCAGTTGACGGTGTAAGCATAGTTACACCACTTGATAGGTTGATATTTAAATCAGCATCAGTTGTGTTTGTAAATAATGCGATATTACCATTCCCGGCTTCTACCACGCTTAATTTTCTAGCAGGACTAGTCGTTCCAATACCTACGTTGCCTCCGTTTTCAATAACCATCCTCGTTGAAGAGGTGGCACCAGTCATAAAGCGGATGCCCTTGTCGTTTCTGGCTCTTTGAGCAAGAGTTAGCCATCCTTGGTCGGCTACAAGTGTAATTCCCTCAGCAGTGTATACATCATTATCTGAGGTGCCTCTTATTAAGAAGTAGCCAGCCTCATTCCCATCGGTTCCTAAGAAGCTAAAGCCAGCGTAACTATTTGTTGGCGCTCTAAATCCGAGTGTGTAATCAGTCCTATATCCGGACGTAACCTGACCCCAACTATGTGAATGGCTATCATAGGCTGTCTTAAACGCAGCCAAGTCAACACCATCTACTGTACCGCTTAAGGTGAGGTTGCCATCACCATCCAATGCCATCTTCTCAGAAAAGGATGTAGTAGATGCTGATTTATACCACTTGTGTATTGCTCCAGAATAATAAGCTATCGTGTTACTATGAATGCCCAATCCACCAATCCAATTAGTATCATCATATAAGACAATTTTGTTTGGACCACGAGACGTATCATTATACTGATTATTAAAAATCAGTCTATCAAATGTCCCATACGCTGCTGTTGTTTCTGTATCCGTTCCAGTGTTTATAGTCAAACTACCAGTCATCGTATCGCCACTCGCTGCCACAAAACTTGAGGATGTCTCTGTTGCGATATCTCCCAAGCCAAGATTAGCTCTACCCACAGACTGCTGATTAGCGTCAAGGCTTTGGTTTGCATCTACACGGAGGCGGTTACCCAAGGCTGTCGTTACGGTGGTGCTGAAGGCAGCATCATCACCCAAGGCAGCAGCCAACTCATTCAGGGTATCAAGGGTATCAGGAGCAGAGTCTACAAGGTTAGCGATAGCGGTGTTAACATACCCCTGAGTAGCATAAGTGCTTGTGTCAAGGCTTACGTTGCCAGAGGCATCTGTTTTTAGAAGACCTGCGGTATACTTGGTAAATATTAAATTACCGTCTCTTTTAATTGTTATACCCCCGGCTACACCAGTCGAAGAACCATCTCCAAATATGTTCAAATAATTACTAGCACCAGCTAGCGCACCATCGTGTTCTATGTAAAAGCTAGAATCACCCCAAGATGTTTCAGAAAATATTATTCTGTTTTTTACCGTAGTAGGCGATGTTGTTAGAAACTCAAGATTTCCACTATCAATGGATAGCTTAGAACCCGGACTAGTAGTACCAATACCCACTTTACCATCGTGAGTAATTCTTAGTCTTTCTGTATCAAGGGTGTGCATTCTAATACCACCAGAACTACCAGTGGCACCACCCTTTAAATTGAGCCAATTGCCTCCCGTCCCGCCAGCATTTACATCAAAGTCCCACTGGGCAGAAAATCCAACAAACGCAGTATTGGCTGCGCTGTTCTCAAAAGCCAAACCATAACTTGTGTTGTCTGATGTTTTAACTTGCAGCTTATAAGAAGGACTAGTCGTACCAATACCTAAGTTTCCAGAACTATCCCATACACCCTTTTGAAATCCGTTACCTTCAAAATATGTGCTTGCATTAGAACGTAAGTATACGGATGTTCCGTCTGTACTAAGGTAATTACTACCTACAGTACCAATGTAATATATACCAGATTTTGCTCTAATATTGCCTTCAACATCTAGTTTAGTTGAAGGACTCGTAGTGCCAATACCTACGTTGCCATCATTATTAACTACAAATCGTGTAGTCATAGTTAGGGCATCACCTGTAGTAGTCTGAACGGCAGAGCCTGTATTTAAAATACTAAACTCGCCAGCAGAAAGTTTTATAAGTCCTCTGTGACCCGGAAAATTATCAAACGTAGAGACATATCCACTTCCTCCATTTTTACCGGCTGCACCATAGCCGATAAGCATAGCGCCACTAGAATATTCAGAGCCTATTGAACCGATTTTATCATCGCCTGAATATGTCTGATAAATCATTGGTCCACCAGATGTTGATGCTGGTCCAAGAGTAATAGCACTAGTCGTAGTAGACCCTCTCGCAACAACGGTGTTAAGCGTGTCAGCCTCTACAATAGCAGCGCCAATAGTCAAGGTATTGGTTCCCGTATCATACGTTACACTAGCAGAACCGTCCGCTGCAAACGTAAGCGTGTTCTGAGAGGCTATGTTCTCCGTGTTCGTTCCATCAGAAACCCTCCAGTATCCATAGGCATCAGCAGCATCTGTAATGCCGTCTAGCTTAGTCTTGTCTGATGCAGACATAAACCCAGCAGCACTTGTTGTAGCAGCGGTGTGGGTGTGTCCAGATAAAGAGTATGTGTTGGTGTCTACAGAGAGCGTACCGCTTGCGTTTGTTTTAAGGAAACCAGCAGTAGCAAGAGATGGTAGTGTAATCTGACGACTAGGCGAAACCTCCATATAGGTAGCCATTGAGTTGTCCGCACTACCATTTCCAATACCGAAGAAAAGCGAAGCGCCATTGTGAGCAATAGCCCAAGAGTCGCCAGCACCAGCGTTACCTCCAATTCCTTTTGCGCTCCATCCAGAGCCATCTGTTATATTTCCAATTACAACATAATCTCTGTAAGAATCTGGGTCTATTGAGGATGTAACAGAAATAGCAGCCGAACCTCCTACTTGAAGTTTTTCAGTAGGGGCAGTAATGTTGATACCTACGTTGCCACTAGAGGTGATTCTGACCTTTTCGGTCATTCTATTGCCATCGGCTTCACCAGCATCTTGTGTTGAGAAAACTAAAGTTCCATCCCAACTTCCTCCGTATATACCTTGAATCCTTGCAGCTTGTGAAGTAATAATTCGTGAACCAAACAATAGACTTCCGGGGCT